AGTTTCTACTACGTTACCTGTTACTACTTCTGTAAGATCAGTAATTGCAGCTTTAGCAGTTTCACTAGCACCTGCAAAATCTCCTTTAAATACTTTTACTAATGCAGAACCTAGACCACCAATACCTTGAATAAGATTTTTAACTCTAGTAATAACCTCTATACTTAAAGTCCTACCAAAGTCTATCATACTTTGTACTACTTCATTACCAAAGATTCTATCCATAAATCCTGATGCAGTATCTATGTTGCTTTGTAAGAATTTAAAGAAGTCGTTAAATGTTAAACTTAAAAACTCCATAGCAGTATTAAATATATCTACTACTTTTTGGTTTTGTCTAAAGACATCCATTAGTTTAGCAAATAAACCTACTACTAGACCAATACCTGCTGCCTTTAGAGCAGTACCCATTCCTTTAATAGTACTACCTATTCCTTTAAAGCCTTTCTCAGCATCTTTAGTAGCTTCTGCTAGTTGTTCTGTTTCTTTAGCTACCTCGCCTATATTTGATTTTACTTCTGCTTCTATAATTTCTTTTGCCATATCTTAAAAAGTTTGTTGTATTCTATTTTGCCATAATTTTATACTTGCAGTCCATTGTATGTATGTTTCTGCTAATCCTGTAACGTGAACACCAAATGATGTTGCAGTTACATCTTTCATTGTACCTGTAAGGTTTAAACCACTATGTCCGTGAGAAACTACTGCGTGAACATCAACGTGGTAATAAGAAGCTAATCCATTTGTGAACTTTACACCACCTGTTAATTTAAAATAACCATAATCTCCTGCACTACCATCTCCTATACCTGTATTAACTCCAACAACGTGTGCTTCAAAACCAATTACAGAGTTTTTTACTTTTTGTATATATGTAGTTGGTAGATATTGTGTAAGTAAAGCAGTTTCAGTACCATCTGTAGTATTTCCTGACTGTTGAACAAAGGACATCTGCGACATAGCTAACTCCTCATTAAAACCCCCTCCTGATATTACTACCTCTCCTTGATTTAATGCTTGTCCATACCTACCTGATAAAATTGCAGAATTATTTAGTCCGTTTGTTAATTCGTGTTGCCTACCATTTACTAAGCAGTTATTATTATTACCCTTTGTTAGATTATTAGTTCCGTTAATTAAAGTGTTATTAGTTGCTTTCTCTGTTGTATTGTTTGATCCTAACCTATTGTTAGTTACGTTATTAAAAAAATTTTGTACTTGTGTGCTATACTCAAAAGCTACGCAAGTACCTGTATCTGCATTGTAAGTATATCCGTATGCTTCACAAGATAATTGATTAGGTACTACATCATTAGTACCATCAGTAAATATAACTTCTCCTATGCCAGTTATTTCTTTTGGTTTTATATTAAATCCTCTTTTAAAATTCATTATGGTATAAGTATAAATTCAACTGTAGATAAGTCGTTTGGTTTATAATCTATTTTGTTTACTCTAAATGCTCTGTTTTGTATCATTACTTTATTTCTAAAATCAAACTGTGTAATATCTGCTGCGTTAAGATTTACTTTTACTGTCATTGTTTTAGTATCAAAGTTATATAACTCATCAAAATAATTAGACCAATACTGTTGATATAAACTATTTAAAGTATTTCCTGATATACCTATTAATAAATGAGGAGAAAAGTTTAAATCTAATGATGTAGATAAAGGTGGTAAGTCTGTTGTATGACTAAACTTAAGATAATCAGTTTCAGCACCAGTACCAGTTACTCCATTTTGTGCAGGTATAGAATATGAAGTACCATCAGTCATTTCAAAAGGACTAGCAGATGTTTTGTATAGTATTCTGGGTTTATTGTCAAAACTTTGATAAATACCACCATCTGATGAATAAATAGCAGGAGTTAAAAACTGAGGTGTGTAATCTAATAAAGGTTTTACAATAGTAGCTGCAAAAGGAGTAGCACTTACTTCCTCTGATTCTACAAATATAGTATTTCCTCTTGCAGTAAATGTTTTTGATCCATAAGGTTCTACAAAAGTGTTTTTGTATAAGTTAGCTGCAAAATCTTTGTCATCTTCTATGTAATCAAACATAGTTTCTTTTGCTAAATCTAAAGGAGTTAATTTTATTTCAGAAGCATCTATTTTACTTGTCCAATCATTTACAATATTTCTTTCTGATAAACTTAATCCTTTGTCTATATCATTAAATACTGTATCGTAAGTTTCTATTAATAAATTAGTAGGATTTGTTTCATCTTGTCTAATAATTAAATTAAACATATTAATAAACCCTTTAATAAATTCCCATTGTCCTAAATCTCCTCTTAAATTATTTAATAAAGTAGATTCTGTTACAGCAGTTATGTTTCTTGTTATGTTTACTGTAGCAGTACTTGAAATTAAAATATTATAATCTTGATAGAACATATTAGTTATAGAAGATTTAAACTGTGCTTCTAATGTATCTCCTGAATCTAAAGTTCTAGTAAATTGTCCCGAAAAACTACCTGCACCAAATGGATTTAGTGTTGTAGGACTTGTTTCATCTATTTCTTCTGTTGTACCATCTGTTCTTGTAAGTAACCATCTCAACTGAACTACTGGTTGTCCATTTTTATTTGCAACTCCATAATCATAATCTATTACAAATTCTGAATTATTATTTACAGATGTAATTTTGTTTGTGCTTGTGTCATAATTTACAGAAGCTAAATTTGTAGTTGGAAATGTTAATTTTAAATTAGTATAAGATGATCCTGCATAATGTTCTGTCGTATTGTTGTAATTACCTACAACTGCATTACTATTAACCTCTACTGGCATATCTCCTGCACCCCAGTTAAAGTCCATAAATAAATCAGTAAATGTAGAACTATCTAAAAAAGTAGAAGTGTAGGTAAATCCTGCATCATTAAATATTTTATCTAATATATATTTACAATTTATAAAAGGTCTAAAAGCATCTTCTAATTTATTAAGTATAGGATAGTTTGTTGTATTATCTACACTTAAATTACCAGTCCAATCTACAAAAGGATATTTTAATACTGTAGTATTATTTACACCTAATGCTGCATCATAAGCAAAAGAACTTAGTCCTAGTGGTTCTACTAATGTAATACCTGTATTATCATACCAACTAGCAGTTATATTTGTTTTATTATAATCGTGAGTTAATTCATCAAAATCTAAATCTCTAAATAATCTATTTTGTAATACATCTACTAATATTATAGATTCAGAATATAAGTTTACGTTATAGCTTATCTCTCCCTCTTTATTTACAATATCAATTAATTTAAGAAAACCTTTAAATATAACATTACCATCTTGTTTTAATACGCATTGTGTTTGCACATAAGGATTAAATGATTCTGCGTTACTTTCTACAGAATTAGTTATCTCAAATATTTGTGTAAATATTCTATTGTTACGTTTAGTAGCAGGTAGGTTAAAGTCTTTACTATAACTCTGAGTTTTCTCAGCTACATTTTTAAAGTCATCAATAGATAAACTTAATGGTATATCTTCATCTTCGTATAAGTCGCATATAACTTGACCATCTGCTAAATCAGTAAATACTAATGGAGGTGTAGCACCTGCACCTTTTATAGTTAATCTCCTTATATCAATATAGTCTGAACCATCATTTTGATAATCTATTATTAAATCTTCTGATGAATTAACTGCTGTAAAATCAAATGTCTTATAACCTGTACCTGTTGTTGATATAGCAGTTACTCCTCCACCTCCTAAATTGTTACCATAACCATTAGCACCAATAAATATAAACCCTCCAGTAGCTGCATTTACTACTCTAAATTTTAATTGATATGTAGCACCTACTACTAAGTTATTTATTGTTTGATATACACCACTACTTGAATTAGCACCTCCTGATGCTGCTCTAAATCTTAACTTAGGATTAAAACCTAGTATAACAATAGGAAAATCTACATCTGCAAAAGAACTACTACCTTGTGACCTAAACTTTTTCCAAGATGGAAAAGGTGCATCATTAGTTATTGCATCAAAAGCAGGATCACTAGCAGAAGAACTATATCCAGTATGAAGTGCTACTGTACCAAACCTAGCACCATCTGCTACTAAGTTAGTAGTTATAACACTAGAGTTAGATGCGTAAACACCTTGATAGTTTTGTGGGTATAATATTAGTTGTACTGACATTATGCAGATTGTATTCTTTTATTCTTACTCTTTTCTAATTCAAATGTGTATTGTATTAGTTTATCGTTAGCTTTTGTTTTTCTTGTATAGCTTGATGTAGCAACTGTTACAGGTTCTACATATTTATTTACCATACCATAAGAATCTGATGAATAACCATTTAGTATATAAACTTCAGGACTGTTTATTAAGTCCTCAAACCAAATAGCATCAGAATCTACTAAATAATCTGTATTTACTGTTATTAATTCTTTTGAGTTTACTCTAAAGTTTTTCTTACCACCACTAAATCCATTTATCTTATATGTGCTTTCATTCCAAGTACCTCCCAGTTGTGTGTATGATGTTCTATTAGTTTGTAATGACCTTACTGACTTTTTAGTAAATGTATAGTAATCCCAAACTCCATAAGGATTTAGCCAAGTTAATCTAATACCCTCAAAACCTTTACAATCATCTGTTATAATATTTATTCTGTATAATTGACTTATAATTTGATTGTCATCATCAAATCCTTGTATAGTGTAATAGCTTGTATTAGCTTTATGTGTTACCCAAGCAGAATAAGCAGCACCATCTAAGTTAGCAGGAAAAGCACCAAAGTAATTTATTCTAATATTTGCATATTGATTAGAAGTAGTAGAAGAACCATTAGAAAAATTAGCAAAAGGTGTTGTAGTTGCTAATAATGCATTTGAACTATCATATAGTTTTATAGAAAAGTAATGTACTTTATTTATTGTAGAAGTATCAGAACCAGTTTGAAAAGAATAATCTGAATCAGATAAAAAATTAAAGAAAGGTAGTGTACCATAATCAGTTAATCGTGCATATTGTGTAGTTGGTGCATTACTTAAAAAATATGCGTTATCAGCATCCATAACATAGTTTAAATCAGATAAAGGATAGCCATAGTCATTACCTACTTGATTTAATACATCATCATAATTTAAATAACCATTATAAAATAAATAAATTTCTGATAATACATAAGTACTTAAGTCTATAGTTACAACACCATCAATAGTTGGAGAGTATTCTAAGAAAAACTCTACCATAAAATATTTAGCAGCATTATCTGAGGTTGCATATTTATCTATTAAATGTATAGGATGAGGAGTTGTATTAGAATAAGTAACTGTCTTGTATGTACTACCATTTAAAAAATCAGTACCATTATTATCAGCTTTTACATAACTTTCTAATACTGGTTGTAAAGAGAATATACCAACCCCTGCATTGTTTGGAGTTGTTTTTAATACTGCTACTCTATTTGCAGTATTTAAGGTTGCAAGACTATTACTTACATATACATAAGCTACAAATTTTACATTATAATTATTTGCAACTATTGTACTGTCTGATACTGAGAATACTATATCTTGACCTACTGGTAATGTCTTGTATAGTGGTTTTTGATCTATTAATATTGCCATTATGTTGTTATTATGTTTTCTATATCTTCTTTTATTGCTTTACCTACTTGATTGTAAAAATCTCTCATTCCTATTTGTAAAGGTTTTTGAAAGAAACTAATACCTTGTATTCCTTGTGTATATATTTTTCTAGCTATTAAGAACTTTAAACTCTTACGAGATATAAACCTACCTTTTGCATCTCTAGGTGCTATACCTCTGCGTACTATCCAATTATCTAAACCTCTTGTTAAACCTCCATCTCTTGTCTTACCAAACTCATAAGGTGTATCTTTTCTTTTTCCTTTATAATCTACATACGTTCTCTTTTGCTTAGTACCTGAAACCCCTTTATCTACAAACGTACCATAATCAACCATCATAAACTGAACAGTCAATCCATCATTGTCTTTTTTAAGTTTGTAAGATATACTATTAAGAAGCTTACCTGATACTACCTTTTTCTTTCTTTTTAGTATTCCTTTAGCTTTATTGACAACACTTTTACCGAAACTATTTAAGTATCGTTCTAATGCTATCATTATACACTAGCTACAAATATCTCTACATCTAAATCAGCAGCAGGACTAACCTGTAAGCTAGTTAAGTCAGCCATAGTACCAAAGCTAGGAGATGTATCTGCTTCTGCTAACATAACATCTTCTGCTGCACAAAGTATGTGTGATTGACCTGCTTTTAATAATACTTGATATAATGTAGCTGCACCAACTACTGCTAATTCTAAAGTGTTAGTAGCATCTAAGTTAGTAACTCTAATATATCTAACATCTTCTTTGTCTATTTGAACTGCTGATCCATAAGAGTTAGTATCAAAAGCTGCTAAGAAAGTAGTTTGTCCAGTAGTACAAGTTACTATACGTTCATAGACATTATTTATACCTGTAGTTGTTACTGTGTTTGTTGTACCTCTGACTGCACCATTAAGTGTTACTGATTCAGATAAGGTTGTTGTTAAATCTGCCATAATTATAATTTATAAGTTATTTTTGGTGGTATTAGTTGTATTGTTAATTTTCCTATTTTTATTTTAAACATTATTTACCTGCGTATGTTGTTAGTTGTGGTGCTATACAAGTGTTATAGTCGTTCTCTATTACTATTGGTAATGTAAACACCCAACCACTTACTGAGTTATCAAATCGTTCTGTAAATGGTTCTATCGTTATATCTCCCTCTGTAAAGTATGCAGGACTTTCGCCTTGATCTGCGTTAGACAAGTATAAACTCTCTCCGTTCTTTAGTGTACCTATTAAGTCATTACAAATACTAAGACAATCAGACAGAACTTCTTGCTCGTTACTTTCATCAGGAAAGACTAAGTCCATAATAAACACTTGAAAGTTTAAAGTCATTTGATTATTCTGTGCTACTGCATTAACTGGATTGATGTGCATTAAAGGATATAAAGTATTTTTCTCTAAGTCTATCTCGTATATATCTCCAGTAGTTACAGTTTTGATTTGTAATTGATTAGCACCTAATTGTTTTAAGGTATCTATTGTATTATTGTAATTCTTAAAATGTGTCATCTTTTAACCTTTTTTGTTTCGTTTAAATCAACTTCATAAGTAAGCCAAGTTAAACATTCATATAAACTTAATTTAGTTATTCTCTCTAAGTTTACTATACTACCTCCTGTCAAATTATACATTACTCCGAACCAAGACCACTTTGTTGCGAACTTTTCATCAGTAGTGATTGTTTCACTTCCTCCATCCGTTCCATCAAATACAACGGCAAAATTGTCGATAGTTCGTTGCCTAAAGTCCAAAAAAAAACCAATGAACTATTTACATCTGATGCTTTCATCTTCTTAAACTTCTCTGCTCTCATCCGTACACCACTACCATTATATGCTTCAATAGAATAGTATTTACCATTCTTCTCTACTACTGGTCTGTAAAGAACTGCCATTAACTTAGCTAAGTTCTTTTCCATTCCGTTTTGTATGTAGGTTTCAATATCTGCATATTCTCCAAGAGTAATTTCTGATAGATCAGGATGAAAGCCGTACTCTACTCCATCTACCTTTATTATTCTTTTTAACCTACTACTAGCTTTGTTCTGCAACGCAGCTACTCTGTTTAAGATATTAGATACATCATTTATACTCAACTCTTTTACGAGTTTTCTAGGTATATCAGATAACAAGCTAATTGTATCTAATGCTTCTTTGGTCTTTGACTTACTTTTACTATCTATAAGTTTAGCCCATTTGTCAAGTGTTACATCATCCCAACTGTTAATTAGATTGTAAGTGTTTTGCTTACCATCTTTCTTAATGTTTACCTGCATAATATATAATAGAATTTATTGTTATTTAGTTTAAAATCGTACATTTGTCACGTTTTCAATTAGTTTTTGTTTAATTAAGGTGTAGCTTTTATAGTTGCACCTTTTTTTATTGAACAAAGTATCTACCTGCGTTTGGATTATCTAAATGATATATTACGTTATATCTAATACCATCTATTGCGTGGTTATAACTATCTACATATAATTTACTTCCTTTGTCTGCATAGACATAGTTGTTTAACTCTTTAATTATGTTTGTTGATTCAGAAGTAACTACTAACTGATAATCTTGCATACGAGTTACACCACTTTCTATAGTTCCTTTCTTTACTGGTTTTATGTTTACTCCTAAGTGTCTTAAATCTTCTATCAGTCTAGGTTCTGCACTATCTGCTATAATTAGTTTATTGTCTACCTTTGCTAATACTATCTTAGCTAACTCGTGAGATTTTAAACCATTACGATATATATGCTCTTTAATATATATCTTCATTTTCTTTTTATCTATAGCAACCTCAGTAAGACTATCAGGATCAACAGAAAAACCAAAGTCCATTCCACAAGATGTCTGTAGGTTATCAGGATTAAATTCTCCTATTGTCCAGTTATCAAATACTACACCCTCTGCTTTATCTAACCAACCACCTAGAATCTTATGTTGATACTTTTTAAAGTTAATGTCTTTTAATCTATATATCCTTTCTAAGAAACTTTTAGATAGGTTAGCTTTATTATCTAAGTATGTGGAGTGTATATAGCAGACATTGTCTTTAATGCCGTTAAAACCATCCCTAACCCCTCTCTCCTCAAAGAATCGTTTATATATCCAATGTTCTTTAGTTACTGGATTTAAGACAAGTATAATTCTATTCTGTATGCTTTTCTGTCTTATACTAAGGTCTATAGTGTCAAATATGTTTTCATCTACAAGTTCTTCTGCTTCATCAAGTACCCAACACGATATGCCTTGTAATGATTTAAGAGATGCAGTTTGGTTTCCTGATGATGTCTTTATACCTCTAAATAGTATATCACTTTTAGTTGATGTATTTACTACCTCTGATTTGTTTATGCTAAATATAGAATCAAATCCTAATAGTCCTATCTTTTCTAAGAACTCAGGTATAATAGATAAGTGTGCAGATACCATAGTGTATCTTGTAAACAACACTCTTATACCTTGTGTCATTGTAAGTAATGTTAAAAATACTGTAACGGCATAGGACTTACCTGATCCTCTACCACCTGTGATTATATAGTATCTACAGTTAGATGAAAATAATGCACTATACTTTTTATTCAGTTTCGGATTCAACAAAGTTTATTATAGGTATGTTTAGTGTTTCGCTATTACTCGTAACATCAACTCTTTGTTGTGGTTTACCATAAAAATACTCAAAGAATAATTTAACTGCCCATTGTTCTTTATTCTTTAAACCTATCTGTAAAGACTTTAAAGCATCTGCGTTCATAGGTGTAAGATTCTCTATTAGCTTTTGTTCTTCTGCTTTACTAGGTCTACCACCTTTGTTTCCTTTTGTACCTTTATTGTTTATTCTGCCATCCATATAATTAGTTTAAATTAGTTAACTGATTCTTTTATATAATAGAAATTATTGATATTCATTTGATAGCATTTAATATTTCTATTCCTATTTGTTTTTCAACGCAATTATTTATTAAAGTTCTTTTATCTCCTTTGTAGTTATGCCATTCTTTTATATCATAACCTTTAAGTTGCATTTTCTTTTGTAATGTCATACCTTTATTATTACCTGTAGAATTGCTTTTAATTTTTATATTTGGTATTTTAAAATTAGACCATATATAATGCCTACCCATATTTTGTGGTTCAACTAATGGCTTATACCAACCTTTGACATTTTCTACAACATATTTAATATTAGTATTTTTAGTATATTGTTGTAAAAAAAGTATTTCTTCATAAAGTTTCATGTCAGGAAATAATGCCTTTCCTTTACCATTACAATATGCTTTAAATCTCATTCTTGAATGTGTAGGGCAAGGTGGAGAACTCCAAATAAAATCATAGTCTTTAAAGTTATTTTGTAAATATAAATGTGCATCAGCAACTATCACTTTATCATTGGGATATAAATCTTGATAAATTTTAGAAATGCTTTCATTATGTTCAACAGATGTTATTTCGTGTTTATTACCCCATAAGCTACGATTACCACCTATTCCTGCGTATAAATTTAGTATTTTCATTTGTATTCATTTGGTAGCATTAGTCTTATTCCTAGATCAGACAATGCCCATATTCTTATTTGGTCTGCATATATTTCAAATGCTTTTGTGTTTAAAGATGTTGTGCTTACTATCTTATTTATTCCTATCTTCTTATTGTTTATCTCTACCATCTCCCACTCATTAAGAAACTTTGCTCTTAGTATGTCGTGCATCTCATCATTGAAATAACCTAACTCTTGTGCTAATACTTGTACTATACACTTCCAGTAATAATTGTTCTGTACGTTAGACCTTGTGTTTCTATGTTTCTTTACATCTACTGTGTAAGGACTTTCTATATCTTTTAAATAGTTTACTAATTGCATCTTATCTTTATTATCGTGTATTACAAATTTCAAAATAATTCTGTTTGATTTATATTTTCTTTTTTTACTATACCTAACATTGTTTCAAATATTATTTTACCATCTTCAAAATATACTAAATTATTAGACATTTTTTTTTTAGATTGTTTACCATTATATTTATTAAAATCGTAGTTGTGATAATTAGACATAACTTCTATATGATTGCCTTTTAATCTTGTAAAATCAGGATTTTTTTTATCACTTAATGTGTTTGGTAAATTAAAATTTGTCCAATATAAATGCCTACCTCTTTTTTTTGCAGGTATTAAAGGTTCATAAAAAGGTATTACATTTTCTACACAGTATTTACCATTATAAAAATTATCTAAAAATATTATTTCTTCATATAATTTCATATCAGGATATTTCATTTTACTTTTAGTTTTTAATGAAATTTGTAATCTACTATGAGTAGGACAAGGAGGAGAACTCCATATAAAATCATAGTCTTTATAATGGTCTAGTAAGTATTGATGTGCATCTGCAACTATCACTTTATCATTAGGAAATCTCTCTTGATATAGTCTTGCACATTCAGGATCAAGTTCTACTGCAGTTACTTCTATATCATCTTTTACTTCGTTCCACTTGTATCGGTTACCACCAAGACAAGCATATAAATTTAATATTTTCATTAGCTTGTTAGTTTTTCTTTAGTGTCTTTCCACATTCTATCTTGTCTTTTACTTAGTGATGGTTCTGTTCTGCGTAATTGAGGAAAGCCATTAAACTCTTTAGCTATCTCTTGCATATACTCTCCACACTTTGGACACTCAGTACCCACATTAACAACTTTGCCGTTTTCTACTTTCATAACGACTTTACTAAATTCTTTTTGTATTTCACATTTATTACATTGATATATTAACATAGTTTTTGTTTTAAAAATAAAGGAGAGTATAAAAACATTTAATAATTATTATGGCATTATGCCTACCCTCCTTTATATATGATTTAATCTAACATTCTTTTTCTTCTGCTGATCTAACTCCTCTAACTCAAACTCTAAATGGTGTATAGCTTTCTTTATACATTCCTCAGGAGAATTATGTTTAAAGTTTGCTCTTAGTAAATACGTTACTGCATTACCTACATTCCAGTTTAGTTCCCAATCTGATATTACTTTTCTAGCTTCGTATTTATAATTCTTTCCTATATAATAATCAGGTATCTTATTTTTCATATTTTATGTTTTATATTTTTCTACTATTTGTCTTATTCCGTGATAGCAACTATTTAAACAAGAACCACAGTTACTTGTAGTTTTATAATTGGCATTATATATAGTATTATATAATTCTATCATTTTCTTTTTTACTGTTACGTTCTTTGCTACTCCTGTCTTTACATCTTCCCAAATTAAAAGACATTCATCTATTAGTTCTTGTGGTATGTCATCAGGTCTTTCTACTTCTTTTGTCTTACCCCAATACTTCTGTGGACATTCCATTACTCCTATCCTAGCTTTTACTTTCATAAAACATAAGCATACCTTACAAGTACCTGTAGGTTTAAAGTAATATACACATTCTCTACATAATGCTATACGTTCTTGATACACCTCATCTTTAACAAAGAAATTACTCATCTAACAATTCTTTAAGTTGTTCTCTTACTTTGTCAATAGTCGTGAACAAGCTATTTCTGCTTATACCTGTCTTTTTTGCAAGTCCTGTTAGTGTATTGCCCTCGTAATAATAGAGTTTAAAAACTGAAGCATCGTACCAATAAACATCTTCTAATGCTTGATCAATAAGTTCTAGCTTTTGCCATTGTTTATATTCTTCAGGATTAGGTATGTTGTATAGATTCTTTTCATTAGATGTTTCTCCACTTTCTGTTATGTCGTAAGTTAATGTACTTGCTTGTGCATCTAAGTTAGTATAGTATTTCTTATACTTATAATAATAAGGACTTCTAGGACTTGTAAAACTTCTTCTTAATACTACTGCACCATATCTTATTAATCCTTTTTCTCCATCTTTCTTAAAAATACTTTCTAATACTGAGGGATTCATCTGCATAAAATATAACATTAATTCCTGTACTGCTTCTTCTATTTCGTTTATATCGTGAGTAAAAGCAAAGGACATCTCTACAAATGTCTTTCTACAATCTGCTACTGCTTCATAAACTTTATTCATTATTGTATTCTATTTCTCGTAAATCATTAACCAAAACTTCTAACGCATTATCTAACAAAACTTTGTAAGACCTAACTATTTCTAAATTACGTTTACTTTGTATTCCTGCAAAATAACCATTTACCATTACAGAAGTATTAATAGGTATGATCATTAACCAATCGTTCCAATTTCCCATTGAAACATCTTCTCCGTAACTGTTGTGATATTCTAAAACGCAATCTAAAACCTCTTTAAAATTTTCAAACTTTGCTTTAGTAGATATGTCTTTTGCAAATGTTAGCATTAAGTTTAAATAATCATTAACAACTATTTGGTGTGTAGTATTTGCAAATATAGGTTTAGTCATATTCAAATATAGAAAATTATTCATTCTATACTCTTTTCCTTTTTTATTTTATTAACAAGGTCTTTGTAATAACTTATTTTCTCTACATAATCTATACGCATCATTTTTACATTTACCTTAGACATAAACTCTAGTTCCTCAGCAGTTCCTAATCCGTACTTAGCATCTAAATACATTCCAAACTTATACTGCTCTCCTTGTCCAAACATATTACACTTAACACATTGTACTTGACAATTCTTTTCATCCCATCTTGTGTTGTGATGTCTACGAGATTGAAAGTGTCCGTTCTGTAGTTTCTTGTAATGATCTATCTTACCACAAGTAAAGCATTGAGCAACACCCATATCTGTAGCATCTCTTAGTCTGATGTATTTAGAAAACCAACTGTCTAACTCTTTTTTTAGTTTGCTAATTTTCTTCTGCACGTTCTTCTAAATCTTTTTCAAATTTAGGTATTGTTTTATTATACGCATTTTGAAGAGCAATTATCCAGTCTTGTAAAATATCTAATTTTAATAAAGGATCTTCGTTATAAAATTCAGGAGTTTGTTTAAATTCAGCTTCTCCACTTTCTAAGCACATTTTGAACATTTTTGTAGTTTTCATATATTTATTTTCTTTTAGTTATTAACCCCATATTAATTTCTGTTCAAATGTTGGTTTAGGTTTAAAGTATAAGTATTTAGCTACTGTTGTTTTCCTACCAAATCTAGTAGTAAATTCTAAATCAGTTGTATGTATAGTATAACCTTGTTTCTTTAACTTATATATTATATCAGCTAATCGTGTAGCACCATATAATTTAATAGCTTGTAAACTTGTTATATGTCCATAGTTTTTTAAATGCCATTTGATTGCATCTATAGAACTACTTATTTCATTTTCAGTTATTGTTATTGTTTTCATTTTAATTAATTTAAGATTTAAATTTTTTTAATTCTTCTTCAGTAAAATAATTATTACTCTCTAATTCATTAGTATGTTTAGTTGCTTCATTATATAGATTTATATTTTTATCTTTAATAAATTCTGTAAATGCTTTTAACCAATATACTTTTGCTTGTTTTTCATTAGTTATTTTTTTTTGATTTAAAAATAAATATTCTACACTTTCATAAAGTTCTTTATAATTTTTTTTCATAATTTAATTATTTTAATAGTTTTTTAGGTTCTTGATAAAAAGGTACTTGGTTAGGGTTTTTATTTAGTGTATGCACTTGATAATAAGCATCATTTACTTTTTTCTTATGCTCAATAATCCATTTAAAAAATGTCTTTATATTTAAAAAAGGTTCAAACTCACAATACCTAACCCCAATATGAAACGCATCTTGTATTTGGTTAAATGTCATTCTCCTAAACCTGTTTTCTTTTTGTAAGTCTAGTGCAAATATTTGTGATAGTGAACCCATTGTTTTTCCATCTGCCCTGTGTCCTAACTCTACAGAAGTCTTAGCTACTAAGTCCAAGACTTTTGCAGTTAGTTCCTTAATGTTTTCTTCCTTTAGTGTTTTCATTTTCTATAGTTTTTTAATTTATACTTACTCATATCATTTTTTATAATATATTTTTCACGATATATTAAATCATCACTTGGCTTTACAAACTTACCACCTATTTCTATTTTGCCACTATAGGCAAAGTAGTCATCTAGTTCTATTATATTTTTTCTATATATTTCTTTGCTTTTTCCCATTCGCTTATTTGTGAATCTAATTTAGATGTACCTGCTTTCTTTGGTTTATCCCACTTAGCAGAATTTTTCGCCCAACGATCAAGTCGCAACTTGACATCAAAGGTAGCTTGTTTCTGATACCTCATTTTAGCATTTAATCTATCAGAACTTTTTTCTGTCCAGTAATCAATAAAGTCTAATTTCATTTCTTTAGGGTAATCAAAAAACATAACCAAATTTTCAAATTTTTCTTTTATAGATATATTATTACTT